CAGTGGAGCAATATCTTGAATCTTCTTAACGTCAACAATCTCAATCAGACCCCAATCAGCAAGAAGTTGGGCGATACGATTACGACGCTGAACATCATTCACAGTCAGGTTTGCGTGTTTGCCGTCCAGAGCAAACAGTTCCTTAAAGTGAACGAGATAATATCTACCTTGCTTGTGAAGAATATGACACGACTGATAGATTTTCTTTTCCTTTCTTGAAGCAACTCCGATTCGAGTCAAAGTTTCACGAACCTTCAAAAAATCATCAGGTTCATTAAGAATCACTTCAACCATTTGGTCGGGCGTCCACTTCACTTCAGGTTCTTGAACGACACTCATTTTGTTCCTCCAGTTTCAAATTTCGATTTAATAAATGTTAGTTGTTCTTTAGTAAGAATCCTCAAAGCTTGTTTTGCCTTCTCATTACTATATCCATAATAACGTTTGACATAATCAAGATCTTTGATTTTATCTTGTCGGAGCCAAGGAGAGAACCTCTTCTTAACCCTCAGACTATTTATAAAAAAGTCATATTGCATCTTCTTTGGGAGGAAATGATGCATATTCATTTCATTTGCAAACATAATACAATCAATATGCCCAGAAAGACAGCGATTGACGATATATGGAGCATATTCCTTCTCAAGTGAAGGATCTTCGTCAATCAGATGTTTCTTCGTCTGATTGATCGAGTTTAACCAGTCCTTCAATTCCATAATTAAAAAGTAAGAGTTCTTTACGTTGTTTTTGCTCACGCATATATTCACCAACAGAACGCATTGTATAAGTCAAATCAAACTCAGCAGCGTTCCAGTTCTTAAAACGATCTTTTACAAGTTGATCCGAATTATAACTAATCAACTGATCCATATTGTTAGCGTCGCAATCAGCAGCAAACTTATCGTGATCAAATCTTTTGTGCATTGATCCCTTGTGCCCATAGAGATTATCCTTAATATCGTAAGGAGGATCGAGATACATAAAAGCACTCTTGTTTCCATCCATCAGATAATCATAGGAATAATTAGTTATACGCCAATTTTTAATCAACGTAGAATACGCAGGCAGTTTTTCGATCCCGCGCATACTGAAATTATTTTGGGAAGCTTGTGCTGAAAATGATGAACTCTCCGTGAGACCACTGAAACTGCACTTATTGACAATATAGAAAGCCACAGCACGATCAATGCTAGGCAAACTTTGGTCATTGATATGCTCCTTTGCTTTAAGAAAAAGTTCTTTCGCGAGATCGGGAGTATTATTTGTTGTCTTTAAATCTACCAGTTTGTCTTTAAGATCAGTACCAAACATCTGGAGTTGTTGCCAGAAGTTTACAAGAGGTTCATATAAATCATTCACCCAAATATCTAGATTGGGATATTTTTTGGTGATATAAATTGCAACACTTCCACCACCAAGGAATGGTTCACGAAACTCATCATAGTTACGAAGATCGGGAAAGTAAGGTCCCATCTTTTCACAAGCACGGGACTTTCCGCCCGGATACCTCAGGGGCGTCTTAAGAGATTTCATAATCAGGTTTATGATACTTCAAATATTCTCTGAAAGTAAGTTTCATTTCTTTCTGAGTCATACCGCAATGTTTTGCGGCAGCAGGGACAGTCATTTTAGCACGAAAGAGACCTTCATTTGCCTCTCTAACATTTTCAGGAGTTGTTTTATTTAGAACGTCTTTGAGAGACTTATAATCTATTTGATAGAGATTCATTTAAATTCACACTCCACCATAATTTCTGTAAGAGCAGCGATAAGATTTATTTCTTGGTCAGCCACGAACGCACATTGGTATTGGTACTTAGCAATAACAAGAACGGCAGCGGGGATAGTCGCGGGTGTAAGGCAATCATAAGTGGCGTCATAAATCCTACGAAGTAAAACAGGAGCATCGTTGTCAAGGTTGGCGACCACCCACTTTCGGACCTCAGTAAAGTTTTTATCCTTGAGAGATTTAATAAGTTCATTTACATTAACATCGGAAAAAGTTGCAAGAATTCCAGAGTCAATTTTACCACCAGTAGAGTAACGTTGAATCTCATTTAAAACTCTTCTGAAGTCTGGGAAGTGTTTCGATACCAATTCTGCAACGACTTTTTGATCATACTCAATCTTTTCCTGATCCAAGATTGATTGAAGTCGTTGGAAGAAACTTCCAGCAAGTTGAACCCGTTGCTTTCCTTTGATACTGAAGTCAATGACGGCACAACGAGAATGAAGCGGTTCAATGATTTTGTTCTTATAATTACAGGTGAAGATGAATCGGCAGTTGTTATAAAATGCCTCAATATTCGCCCGTAGTAGGAGTTGTACGTCGTTCCCTGTGTTATCAGCCTCATCGATGATGATGACTTTGTGTTTAGAAGATCCCGTAAGTGAGACGGTCGAAGCGAAGTTCTTTGCTTGGTTCCGTACAGTATCCAGGAAACGCCCTTCGTCGGATCCGTTGATAACATAATAGTCTGCTCCCAACTCATTACACAATGCTTTTGCAATGGTAGTTTTACCAATACCAGGAGGTCCTGCGAGAAGAAGATTCGGAATCTCACCCTTCTCCACAAACTCCTTAAATGTTTTTTTAGTTTCATCAGGAAGAATACAATCCTCAATTACTTGAGGACGATATCGTTCCACGAAGAGGAAATCACTGCTCATAATCAAATCCAATAAGGTTTTCTTTCAGGCATACGAAGGTAATTATCGGCAACCCAAGGTTTGGATGCGATATATTTCTTGTATGCTTCAAATGTATCAATAGTGTTGTCAAACTTCCACTCCTCAGGCATAGCACGAGCAAATGGAGTCACTTCTGTAATCTTACCCTTAGGAAACAAATAATATGCATCCACTAGGGTTTTATAACAGGAGTGAGTTTTATTATACCGCAAACAGTATTCATCTGACAAGTTCAACCCCCACTTAATTAACCAGTAGGCATTATGGATACTCTCCAATGCCCACTTAGTACAGGGATGATTGCGGAATGCTCCTTTCTCGGTCCTGTAAGGGGTTCCATCTGCCTTGGGTAGAGTACCGTACCCGTGCCCCCACTTTTGGGATGCAACAATAGAAAGCATTTGACAACACTCTAAAGGCATTTTAACAATATGTTTGTCTGGGAGACAAATAGCACTCTCGGCAGGCCATGGCGATGTAACGAATATATTCATCAGAAACAATACTTTTGAAGTACGTATTTAACTTTTTCTGGTTTATCTTCCATCCAATATGCTTCGTGCTCTATCCTAGAAGTAGTGTTAGCCATATTTACAGAATTTTTAATATCGTTATATTTCCAACTCGGCAACTTCATTAGTTTTGGAGAAATACCAAATGGTCTAAATCCATTACAAAAATGTGCTACGTGAACTGCTTCATGGTATATGGTCTCATTAATATAGAACTTTAGATCAAAATTACTTTCTTTAATGTTATTTGTACAAATTACAAATTTTTTATCGTAATTTGCATAACCAAATGTATCTTTATTTGTCCTACAAAGACCGATATTTTCTCTAACTGAGTACTTTTTCTTATAAATTTGATTGAGAATATCTTGTGATTGGGGTGTAAGATACAGAAGAAAATCCATTATTGAAATGTAGAATCGGGTTCCAGAGCAATATAATAGCAGAGGTTGTACTTCGGATTCGTGAACTGTGATAGAAGTTTAGAAGACACTACCACGTCATAGGCACCAGGAATAATCTTGATGTTCTCTACCTTGAAATTGAAAGTAAACTCTGCATCAGTTTCACCAACGACGATAGAATATTCATTAGAAGTATCGTTCTTCTTATCACGAACTACCAAACGAATCACACCATTCTCACCGACTGCAGAAAGATCTGGAAGTTGATAAACTGCTGCTGCCTTAAGAAGTTTTTCCAAAGTTACACTATCAAGTTGGAAACAAACATCTTGAGAAGGAAGTTTGATTTCTTTTTCGGGTGGAGAAATAATCACGTTAGGATCGGCAAAGAAGTACTTCACACGACGCTTACCTTCTTTAATACTCAGATACGATTCTTCAACAAAATCAAGGTCAGGATCTTGGTGAAGACTCAAACCATTCAGAAACTGGTTGAGATCATAAATTGCAAAATCACGGGGAAACTCCTCAGTAATGTCTGCTTCAGCAAGAATATTTTTTGCAACAGAAATTGTACGAAGTTTATTGCCTTTCTTCACAAGAATCGAGTTATTGATACCAGCAAAGTTCTTGAGAAGAGCGAGAGTATTATCAGAAAGTTTCATAGTTTTGTCTTGGAGTTTCATAATCAACGGAATTCGGTCAGACCATTATCTTTGCGAGAATAATGCTTATCAAAATGGAGAAGAAGCATAGCATAGTGAATAACTTTCATCAAGTCACGCTTATTGCGTCCATCTTTATCACCATAGCGACTACCATACTT